AGCATCGCCGGACACCCAAGCATCACCGTACACCCGAGCATTGCCGTACACCCGAGCATTGTCGGACACCCGAGCATTGCCGTACACCCGAGCATTGCCGGACACCCGAGCATTGCCGTACACCAGAGCATTGCCGTACACCAGAGCGCGTTCACCGACGTAGGCAGTTGGATCAATTTTCGTCGTGTTCTGCACCCAGCCACCGCCGTTTGAGTGTTGGTGCCATGTCTCTGGCGTTGCACTTGGGAATCTTTGTTTTAGTTCATCGAACGTCATTGCCATTGCCTCCCTGCGAGTTTGTTGCCTTTAGATTTCAACTGTCTCGGGTTCCGGGTTCGTTGCCGCGCCTTGCTGGCTGCTTTTCCCTCCGGTGCCCTTCTCTGCTCCGTGTTCCACGATGCCATTCCGAATCGGCAGCACCATGACATCATCCGCGGTGCTTCCAACGCGCACCGCCGTGGCCCAAAGCTGGTACTTCCGCTCCTTGGCGAGCGTCACGAGTCGGCTCAATGCCTCGTCGTCCATCTTG